ACGCTTAGGGCTTGCATAATAGCCCAATAGGAGACAAATATGTCAACAATTAATGCCTATTCTGTTGTATCAGCCATTGCACCTGACATTCAAGAGGACGCGATATTCGTAGTCCGTGAAGCCAGTCTCATGCAGCGGCTTGTTACAGTTATGTCTGATATGAGTGGACTGAATCCACGCAAGGGGTATCAATACAATCAGGCATCTGCAAAGGACATTGCAGAGGAAGATGATCTGACTTCATCCGCCTTCACCCCCTCGGTCGACCAGACCCTGACACCATCCGAAATCGGAGAACAATTCTTCGTGACAGATTCCCGTGTCGAGTCTGAATTACCTGAAAACTGGCGCAACGATGCCGCTCAGGAACTTGGGTTAGCTGCACTGGATAAGATCGAAACAGATTTACTCGGTGAAATGGCTAATCTGACAGGTGGGACAATCGGTGCAGCCGGTACTGTTATCACCTGGGGTTATCTGTCAGCCGCAATCGCACAAGCGCGAAACGCCAACAAGAACGCAGCCAAACCATTGACCGCTGTTATCCATGGTTATCAGTGGGCAGTGTTAGCTAAAAGTGCAACCATCGCTGGTGCAACCGTAGCCGCAACCGCTCCCAATTTCCAGGACAATCTGACCGCTAATGGTGGATCTGGTGTGATGGTCGCTCGTTTCATGGGCGTACCCATTTATCAGGTTTACGCTGCTGCTGATAGTCTTGACGACTTTACCGGGGGCGTGTTCCCACGTGAAGCAATCGCGATTGACTGGAGACGTGCGATTCGTGTTGAAGCAGAACGTGACGCTTCCCGACGCGGTACTGAACTGAACATGAGTGGTGTTTATGCTCATGGTGTTTGGCGTCCTACTCGCGGTATCAAAATGATCTTCGATGCAACCGCACCAACAAGCTAATAGGAGGCTAACATGGCAGGACAATTTGATGTAAATATCGTTCAAATCCCCGTCGTACTGACAGGGGCTACTGAAATTCCATTGCTCAAAGTACCAACCGTAGGCGGAGGTATCACCGTTCAATCTGTGTACATGATTAACGCTGGTACTACCGTTGCACCGCGATTTATTACAATGTCAAGTGCAGGAACACCAGCCTTGAGTGGTACTATCGCGTCATATTCTACAGCAACCGGAACTATAACCGAATCTGCGACAATTCCCGCGGCATTTGTCATCAGTGATGGATGGGTAGATGGCGGCGAATGGATTGGATTTGATCAGGCTTCTGGCACCGTGCCAGCCGGATCATATTTCTCAGTTGCTTACGTAACTGGTAGATAGTATGGATGCGAGTGGATAGGTCGTTAACACCGAAAGCGGTTCACTCCAGCCGTTTCCACTCGCTTACCTGGAGTACCTGAACGGAGAGCAGGACAGATGAAAATTTTATGGATGAGCAACGCCCCCTGGGTGCAAACTGGTTATGGAAATCAGACCAAGTTATTTACTCCACGAATAAACGAATTACCAGAACATGACGTCACAATTTTTGCGTTCTATGGATTATCGGGGTCAGCACTAACGTGGAATGGAATGAGAATACTGCCTCATGGTCTTGACATGTACGGTCAGGACATCATGAGTTCACACGCCAAGAACACAGGCTCACAGGTAATTATATCGCTTATAGATGCGTGGGTATTCAAGGCGAAAAACATCATACACCAGGATATAAAGTGGTGCCCGTGGTTTCCTGTAGACAGCGAACCCTTACCCGTTCCCGTTGGTGATGCAATCGCTAATGCACATAAACGTATTGTATTCACGCGCTTTGCAGAACGAATGGTCAATCAGCGCGGCATGGATTGTTACTACGTCCCCCATGGCGTTGACACCAAGATATTCAAGCCGTTAGATAAAACAGGATTGCGCGAAAAGTACGGGCTGCCAAAAGATAGATATATCATAGGCATGGTAGCAGCTAACAAAGGCAATCCACCACGCAAGGCATTCTATTCACAATTCCAGGCATTCTCCGAGTTCAAGAAACGACACGATGACGCGTTTTTGTACCTGCATACCACACGCGGAGAACATGGGGAATATGAAGGCATCAACATTCCGGCGTATCTGGCATTCTTGGGACTAAAAGAGAATGTGGACTTTAAGATTGCCGAACAATATACATTAGTATCAGGCAACTTTGCAGATGAAAACATGGCTGAATTGTACAACTGCATGGACGTTCACATGTTAGTCAGTATGGGAGAGGGCTTCGGTATTCCGATATTAGAAGCGCAATCGTGCGGTACACCTGTCATCGTTGGTGACTGGACTGCAATGTCAGAATTATGCTTCGGTGGCTGGAAGGTTGAAAAGAAAGACGCGGAGCTGTTTTATAGCAATCTGGTAGCACACCAATACAATCCCCACATGCGCGGCGTGTTGAATAAAATGGAGCAGGCCTATGAAGTCAGGGGTAACACACTATACAACGAGAATGCACGCAAAGGCGCGTTGGCTTATGACGTCGATAAGATTGTTGAGAAATACTGGAAGCCTGTACTAAAGTCAATCGAAGAAAGTTTACCCGAACCGATAGAAACGAAGATGCGTAAACATAATTGGAGTAATACGGGTGTCTATAATGCAGATGGTACAATATCATTCCCGTGTATTGACTGCTTCGACGAATTGATGTTCAATCCTGAAAACAATCACAAGTATGTTATCAAGAACGGATTCAACCATAAACCAAACGGCGTTGAGTTGGATTTGGAAGACCATCCAACGGGCGGCGTGACAAAGATTATATGTCGCGAAATCCAGAACGATTACAAGTTGGACTTGGATTACAAAGACGGTGACGTTGTTATTGACATCGGCGCTCAGGTTGGCGTGGTGTCTGCTTATCTCGGGAAGAAATATCCGTTTATTAAAATCATTGCACTGGAACCAGTCAAGGAAAACTACGACCGCTTGATTAGAAACTTAGAAGCAAATGGGGTGAAGAATGTAACCCCCTTGAACATGGCGGTAACGAGTGATGCTCGCAATGTCACTATGGATGGTAGCCTTGATATGAATAGCGGCTCAATGACAATTTACGGCAAAGGTAAGGCAACCATCCATAGTAAGACACTTGATGACATTATGAGAACCTTCCATATTGACAATATCCGCTTACTTAAAATCGATTGTGAGGGTGCTGAATACGAAATACTGGAAGCCTCCGAACACCTGCTTGATAAGATAGGCGCAATACGTGGAGAAATTCACCCTATGCCCGGCAAGTCACAAGAGGATTTGATGACGCTGATTAGAAGCCACATTCACGATGTAAAGATGACGGTGCTGAGATGAACACAGGCATATACATGATACAAAATACCGTGAATGGTAATGCTTATATCGGGCAGAGTGCTAAATTAAATAATCGAAAATGGGCACATTTTTGGGCGCTTAATAATAGTACACATTTTAATCGACACTTACAAAACGCATATAACAAATATGGCAAAGAAAACTTTAGGTTTGATGTTTTGCTTTATTGCGAAAATTCTGAATTGACATACTACGAACAAAAAATAGTTGATACTCTCAGTCCAAAATATAATATTCGTAGGGAATGTGTTGATAGTAGTAAGGGTATAACACGCACAGAAGAATATAAATTAAAACTATCTAAGGCACTTACTGGAAGAATATATTCTGAAGAAACTATTCAAAAAATGTCATTAGCTCAATTAGGAAAAAAAGTTTCCGAAGAAACAAGAATAAAAATATCTTTATCAAATATGGGAAGAAAAGTTACTGAAGAAACAAGACGCAAAATAGGTTTAGCTAATAAAAATATGTCAGATGAAACTAGAAAAAAACTTTCTTTAATCAATACTGGCAACACTAATATGTTAGGTAAACATCATTCAGAAGAAACCAAGCGCAAAATTTCATTATCACATATTGGAATGAAACATTCCGAAGAATCTAAAACAAAAATATCTTTAGTACAAATCGGAAAAAAACTATCTGAAGAAACTAAACATAAATTGTCTTTAGCAAACACCGGTAAAAAGCGCACAGAAGAACAAAATCGTAAAAACTCTTTAGCACACAAAGGAAAAAAACTATCTGAGGAACATAAACGTAAAATATCTTTAGTACACAAAGGAAAAAAACTATCTGAGGAACAAATAGAAAAAACACGTTTAAAAAACACTGGCAAAAAAAGGTCTGAAGAAATCAGACAGAAAATGTCTTTAGCCGCAACAGCTAGAGAAGAAAAAAAGCGACAACAGCGATTACAGGTGCAACCATGATTAGCATCGTGACCCCATGGCATAATTGCAGCGAATTAGCGGACATGTACGAGCGTTCCCACGGGCGCGCGGAGATTATCAGCATCGACAACGGAAGCAGACAGGAACACTCACTAAAGATAAGACAGATGACCGAACGGATGGGTGGGCAATACGTACGCAACGCTGTCAATAAGAAGTTCGCGAAGGCCAACAATCAGGGCTTCAAACTGGCAAGCAATGACATCGTAGTGTTCCTGAATAGCGACACAATGGGACAACCAGGCTGGGTATTCCAGGTGGAAGATGACGTCAAGGATGGCGCGTTATACGGCGTATCAATGGGTGTTCGCATGATAGCAGGTAAGACATTACCATACATCGAAGGCTGGTGCATCGCTGCCACAAAAGCCACATGGGAGCGCGTCGGGCTTTGGTACGAGTCCTTGAGCGGCATGTATTGGGAAGATAATATCTTGAGTTTACAGGCTATCAAAGCAGGCGTTCGATTACAGGCGACAAACTGGCAGGTGCAGCACTTGAACAATTACACCACCAACAGGACACCGGGAACATTGGATAACGTCGCAGACAATCAGGCAGTGTTTGAGAAAATGGCGAGGGAGTGGAAGCAATGAGCATCTACGCCAACAATACACGCTTCAACCCTACGCTAAACGGTACCATCCACATCGGACATCTGTACATGGCATTAGTCAACGAAGCAGAAGCCAGAGTAAGCGGCGGTAAGTTTATCGTTCGTTTCGAGGATAACCAAAAGGAATGGTTCTATTGCAACACACAGCAACAAATGGATCATTATGCTGATACAATCCTGGAAGATTTAGAGTGGGCTGGTATCAAGGTTGATAAGATAGAATTTCAATCATTACTTGAACCGGAATACAAACGCTTATTGAACCATCTCAACGGTGGAGGATTAAAAGTTAGGGAACGGTTTGCATTTGACTTACAGCCAGATGTTACATTTACCAACGCGGTCGCTTATCCATACGCACCACACCTTACCGCTGAAAAAGTATTACTGGACTATATGGACGTTATCAATCTGCTTATTCGTGGAGAGGATTTGCTCACAGAATACAGCCTGTATAATTATTTCTGTGACCTGTGGGGAATACGAACACCAAAACACGTGTACTTGCCACGATTACGCTTACCGGATGGTTCTGAAATGCAGACGGAAATCAGTAAGACATCCGGCAATTTCAAGGTTGAAGGTTATCGTAAAGCAGGCATGAAGCCAGACAAGCTACTTGCTAAAATGCGTGAAGCGTGCCTGATTGACCCAGACGGTGAATGGTTAATCAAGAACATCAAGCGGAGCCCTGAATGGAAATTATAAAGAACACCTCCGCTGGAATCTTTATTCTGCTACTCGTATTGATTGCTGTATTTTACGCATTCAATCCTGTGTTCCTGTCAGCGGTCAATATTCAGACAATGGCGCGTTCTATGTCCTATAGTGGCATTATAGCGGTAGGCATGGCGTTATGCCTTATATCAGGCGTTATTGACCTGTCTGTTGGCAGTACAGCGGCATTTGCCTCCGTCATGTTCGGGCGTGCGTTCGCATTATGGAATTTCGACATTGTGACGTCAATTCTAATAACATTAGGATTAGCGGTGATTATCGGATTATTCAATTCGTTCGTTATCCTGAAATTGAAAGTCACACCGTTTATAGCCACAATATCAATGATGTTCGTTATTCGTGGATTGGCAAACTTTGCAAGTAATGGTTATTCAATCTATCCACTACCAGAACCAGCTTTGATGTTAGGTTATGCTAAACCATTGGGCGTGTCGTGGGCGTTTATTGCCTTTTTAATAATTATTATAATAGCCCATTTGGTTATGGAATATTCGTTATTTGGATTGCTCACACGCGCAACCGGATCGGATCGGGAAGTTGCAATCTGTACAGAGGTAGATGTTGATAAGGTGAATGCAATCAACCTTGTGGCTATTAGCTTATTTGCTGGAATAGCAGGGATATTTATTAGCTTAATGCTAAATGCTGGAGCGCCTACCGTTGGGTCTGGTTGGGAATTTACAGCCATTACCGCGTGTGCGATTGGTGGAGTGAGCTTGTTCGGGTATCACGGGAACATGTTCGGTTTATTTTGTGGGCTTGCAGTCATTCAGGTTATCCAGAATGGGATTGTAATGATTGGTATAAGTCCGCACCTCCAAAGTGTTTTTATAGGTGGTATTTTGCTTACTGCAATGGCTGTTGATGTACGACGGCGCACCTATTTAAATTTAGACAAAGTTTAAAGGAGTAATAAAAATGGAGTACAAAAAAGTATTTCTAATCGTCGTAATGCTGATTTTAGTAATCGGCATGATTGGGTGCAAGCCCAAACCGGAAGTAGTCGCACCCGTTGAAATTCCACAGGCTGAGAAGTCTGTCAAGGAATTACAGAACGGGGTTCCTTTCCGCTATGTTGGCAATGGTCTCGAGCATCCTGTTATTAGAATTATGATGCTGGGATTTCAAGAGGCATGCGAAGACTATGACGCGTTATGTGAGTTTCATGTTGGTAGCACATTCGAGGACGCTGTTTATTTACAGATGTTGGATCAAGCAATGGGATTAGGCTCAACTGGCATGTTAGTGTCTTCATATGGGCCACATAGACCATTAGCAATGCAAGGTATAAAACAAGGTATTCCAATGGTAAGTTTTCACACTCCACTGGAAGAAACTGACATGCCCGGGTTGATTGCCTGGGTTGCAACCGACGTAACAGATTACGGTAAACGCGCCGCCGATGCAATGGCTGAGAAATTACAATGTCAAGGCCCGATAGCCATTACACAGAATACATTCAATGACGTTGAAAACGAAGCCGCTAGAAGTTTTACCGAAGAAATGAAAATCAAGTGTCCTGATGTAGTTGTCTTACCATCTCAAGAAGAAGGAGGTGATCCACCCTCTGCAATCGCTAAGGCGAGCGCTATCTTGGTCGCCAACCCTGATTTGAAGGGTGCATTTGGCACAACGGGCGGTAGTCCTACCACGTGGGGCAAAGCCGCAGAACAAGCCGGAAAACAGCCTGGAGAACTGATTATTATCGGCATGGATTACACAAGACCAAATCTTGATTTAGTCAAAGCCGGATGGGTATATGCGTTAGTGGGTCAACCTATTTACGAAGAAACTTACAGATGCGTTGAATTACTGATTGCTAACCTCAAAGGTGAAACAGTAGAATTTGATAACGTTTTCCCGTCACCTATTATAACAATTGATGACGTGGATAAATATTACGGTTATGCAGACCGTGTTGATGAAAAATTGGATAGATAAACAAATGAGCTTCCTAAAAGACGATTTCATCCTTGTAATGGATTTCATATTTGAAGGAAGGCCGCTATCTTATGACAATCTGTGTCAGATACGCGATGCTGGCGTAAAGACAGTTACGTATTTCACGGATTGGAGTCAAATCGAAAAGGCGCGTGGTGTATATGATTGGTCTATTCTTGATAGAGCGGTTAACGATGCCACAAAAGCGGGGCTAAAAATTCTAATAGGTGATTATTCACAGGGCGCCGCCTGGTGTCCTAAGGAATGGTATTGTGCAACACTAAATAATACACCGATTGAAAACCAACAAATACAACACTGGAAAAGCCTGTCAATCTGGAATAAAGAAGCGCAACAATATGTAGAGGATTTTATTCGTCTTTTAGGAAGCAGATATATAAGTGATACCGTCAAGTTATATTCAACTCAATCAGTAGCAGGAGAATCCTACCTACCCTTTGAGCCTGACAATCCATTCTATGATGTTGCAGCAATCGAGGACTATCGCAAGTTCGTCAATAATGACACAGCCTTGCCGATTCCATATCCTCACAGGTCACCAAACGGAGACGCTATAACGGACGAATGGCTAAGAATAAGCATAGTCAAGGCAATGGTACGTCGCAACAAACTACTGATTGAGTTGAATGGTATCAACGAGATTTGGCACGCAGGACATCACTTGTGCAACTGGCAATATGCAGGTTGCGGATCTCCGTTTATTCGTGACGTTCTGGATGCGTACCTGGTGGAGTTCCCAGGTGTGATTATCAACGGTATTCAATACACCTACTGGTATCACGAAGCATTCGATTATAAGAATATGTTGACAAACGACATAAAAAGGTATAATATGAAAGTGTGGGCTGGGGCGGAGTATTGTACGGGGTTACAATCCTATACACCACAATTATTGAACTCTAATATATACGGGTTTATTCTAGGAATTTTATCACCATTATCTGACTTTACAAAAGTCGAACCATGGATGATAACCAATATCAGGAATAGTTATAATGCTATAAAGCAGGCAAGGAGCGACAATGACAGCTAGAACCACAATGGATGACTTAATTCAAAAGTTGCGAGTATATACACAGGCTGGGACATCAGACTTTGTTGTGAATACTACAACCTATTGGTCAGATGAACAATTACAGGACGAGCTTGATAAGACACAGAAAAAAGTCAATTATCAGGCGATGCAAGCAATCCCGACTTATGGTATTGGCGGTACTGTCACCTACACTGTTTATCAAACCGGACTTGCTGATTGGGAGAAATCACCTGTTATCCAGAACGAAGGCGGTACAACCCTTACCGCTGGTACTGCAACCGCTAACTATAGTTTTGATGACAACGTTGGCGTTGTAACCTTTGTCAGTGATACCGAAGGTAAAACAAGGTATATAACTGGATATGTTTACAACGTTGAAATGGCAGCCGCGAAAGTGTGGGAGCAAAAAAGCGCGTTATATGCAACATACTTTGACTTTAGCACAGACAATCACACCGTCAAGAAATCGCAAATGGTACAGGGTTGTCGTGACATGGCGAAGTATTACCAGAGCCGGGCTGGTGTTATCCAGGTAGAAATGGTGAGGAGCGATGACACTTTCTAGCAGCGATTTATCGTATATGAGGGACGCGGTAGAATTATTGCTACCTGACACCTGCTACATCCTGACTAATTCAGGTACAGCGGATGGTTCTGGTGGTATCACCGATTCATGGGGTACAGCCACAACCACGACCGCTTGCAGACTTGATACAATGACGGGTAATTATAAAGACATGGACGGCGCGGTGCAAACCTACAATAAACTTATCCTGAGTACACCGTATGATACAACCATCACCGAGGCAAACCGCGTTTATTATGGCGGCAATTCCTACCAGGTGACGTCTGTCAATGATGGTTCGTGGCTGGCAACTAAACGGGCGGAGGTACAAAAGATATGAGTATGTCTACCTTCAAATTAGACACCAGAGAGCTTGACAAGATTGTCCGTGAAATGGACGGCAACAAAAACAAAGTTGGTAAGATGTTAGGTTTTGAACTTGAAGCAGAAGCTAAGAAACGCGCTCCACGTCTGACAAGCGCAATGTCTAATTCTATCTACACTGTTACCAAAGAATCGGACGGATATTCAGCAGCAAGCGGAGCGGCTAAACAGATGAATCCACAAGCAGAAACACAGGCACATCCAACACCAACGGGAAATGTATTAGCACGTGTTGGCCCGTGTGTGAATTACGCGGAGTTTGTTGAATTTGGCACATCTAAACAGGCAGCGCAACCCTATCTGACACCAGCCGCAGAGGTTGTATTCCAGAAAGTCAACGACGGGACATACTGGAGAAAGTTGGTCGAATGAGCGGAGTATTGAATTTAGTATCAACAGCATTATATACCAAGTTTACAGGTGACACGACACTTAAAGGATTGGTAGCAAGCAATACCAGCTTTTACGCGATAAAGGCACCTAAAGACACAGCTTATCCGTTTGTAGTGTGGTCTTTGTTGTACGGCGGGCCTGAGAATATCACCCCGTCCGACTTACAAAGTCACCTTTATTTTATCAGGGCATACGCAACGAGCGCGGTGACATCCGGGAACATTCACGCGCGGATTGCTTCGCTACTTCACCTGCAATCAATAACAGTGACCGGGTTCACTAATATTTGGTTGTCACTCGAAGAAGAGTATGAGGGTGAAGAAATTTTAGAGACCGGGAATACCGTGTATATGCGCGGTGGTGGTTACAGAATCCGATTGGATAGTTAGGAGAAAATATGGCAACAATAACAGGCAAAGATTTATACCTCACATGGATTCATTCAGGAGGAACGGTTGTGTTATCGGGAGATTATACACAGTTCACTGATACTCCAAGTGTAGAGCTGTTAGATGAAAGCGCGGGTTCTGATGAATACAGAACTTACGTTGCGCGGTTGAAGGATTCAAGTTATGCCTTCTCGGCGCGTTATCAATCCGCTGGTAGTGTTTTAATTAACTCTCTGGCAATGGGTGGATCTGGTACTTTGATTTATCACCCTGAAGGAACAGCCTCTGGAAAAGTAAAACGTACAATTCCATCAATCTCACAAGGTGCATCGGTGAATATTCCTTATGCAGGACTTGTTGAGATTAGCTGCACATTCCAGGGTAACGGAGCGATAACAGATGCAACCAACTAATGCTGATTTGACCTTGAGCGACGGCAAAGAAGTTGTATTCGACCTTAAAAAAATGTCACGTCAAGAATACCGTGACCTTCACAATCCAGCCTACACAGACGAAAATGATGATCTGGTATTAGCGAATGTCACTGGTATTGACGTT